AACGACTACAGGTTTTCACAGAATGCAAAAAAATTCCGGGGGCTATATTACATCTATAGAGGTTGATACAGTAACTGGAGAGTATCGTGCTATAATACCAGAGTGGATCATCAATGAAATGGGGTGGTATGAAGATACAAACCTTAACTGGAAGATTGATGATGGTGACGTAATTATTACTGAAAGTGATGAATGAAGTTGAATTTGTAAAACATCAGGTTTTTCGTGAAACTCCAGATGTGATTTTTTATGATATCTCTGTAAAAAACAATAATGCGACGGATCTAGTTGAACATGCAGGCCCTGCAGTAAGTCCACCTGATGAGTATGAAGGAATTAAACAGTTTTATATCCACTACCATCAGGTTGACCATAACAGAGTTTTGTCTGGAGATCGCACATTTGAGTTAGTGAATCCAAAGTGGTCAGACCCGTATCATATTGTGCACTTAAATCGAGATTGCGGAGCTCTTGTCATTCCAACAGGCACATACCATCGCTCCATCTCTGGGGCTCATGGATCGATTGTTATTAATCAAGCAGTTCGTGACGAAGATTTTGATCATACCACTGAGTTTATTCCAGTAACTGCTAGACAGAATACAGTATTGTATAGTATAATTAACACAGTTAAACCAATTATTCACTACAAGTACTTCGGAAAGACTCATGTGTAACACCTATCACATCTACTTAAACGATAAATGTCTCTTTAAAAATTTAGATCAGCATGAATTTGATATTATATGGAATAAACTTTATACTTCTTATTGGAGAGAAGAAATAACTTACTCATGTGTTACGGAAAACACGAAAGATTATGCTCCAACACTTGAAGAAAGTTCTTATTGACAACGTATAGATATTGATGTAAAATATAATTATGTAATGAATTAATTATGGCAAAAGGCTTTAAGGTCAAATCAAAGGCACCTGTTCAGAAAGAACCTGAATGGGATTATGAATTAGCGAAAGCATTAATCAAAGGAAANAAGATTGTTTTCTGTCTTCCGGGTCGAGGAGTNTCATATACTTATTTAAAGAACTTNGTACAATTATGTTTTGATATTGTACAAGCAGGTGGAGGTATTCAGATATCTCAGGATTATTCTTCAATGGTAAATTTCGCCCGATGTAAGTGTCTAGGTGCAAATGTTCTTCGAGGGCCTGATCAGTTACCTTGGGATGGTAAATTAGAATATGATTGGCAATTATGGATTGATTCTGACATTGTTTTTGATACCGCAAAGTTCTACCAGTTAATTTTAAATTCAATTCCTGCAGAAGCAATTACAAAACAGGAAGTTAGAGAAACAGTCAAGGATAACAAAGGTGTTGAGTTAAAAGATAAAGANGGAAAGGTAATTACAAAGGTNGTTGGTACACAGGTTGCAGTTGATGAGTCAAAGGTTCGTCCAATTGTATCTGGTTGGTATTGTACTGAAGATGGTCGTACTACATCGGTTGCTCACTGGTTAGAGGAAGATGACTTTGCATCTAACGGTGGTGTGATGAATCACGAAACTCTCGATACGATACAGAAGAGAAAGAAACCATTTACTGTTGATTATGCAGGATTTGGTTGGTTACTNATACAGAAAGGTGTNTTTGAGGACAAGAAGATGCCTTATCCTTGGTTTGCTCCAAAGATGCAGGTCTTTGAGTCTGGTAATGTACAGGATATGTGTGGCGAAGATGTCTCGTTCTGTCTCGATGCCAAAGAAGCGGGTTATGAAATATGGTGTGATCCAAGAATTCGTGTCGGACATGAGAAGACAAGAGTGATATAAATGATTACAATACTTTCCGCACTACTCATACTTGCAATCATCTTATTCCTAATCAGGTATTATGACCCCCATACGTAGAACTCTCTATACAATACTGAAGAATGGTGAGGCAGTCTTTACTGACTTATCTCAAAACGAATACTTTGACCGAATGCAAGACTTTGCAGTCGAATTTTACCTCACAGGGAAGAATGACCCCAGTGAATTTACTACAAAAATGACAGAAGAGGAACCTGATTAATGGCAAAAACGTTTAGTATGGGCATCAATATTGAAACTCGCCCCAAAAAAACTCGACAAGGTAACGGAAAACACTCGAAATACGCGGCTACCTCGCGTAACTCGGCTCGTAAAAGACCAAGAGGGCAAGGAAAGTAATGGCCTGTCTAATTGCGAATTTACCTTCTTACGAAGTATGGGTAAGAAAGGAGTACTTAACCGACCATAAGAGTGGTCATGGCGAATTTGTGAAGGGAGTTTGGGTATCCGCGAAGTCAATTCCGGGTCGAGCATTCTATTTTGAGACATATTTGCCCGATTATGCAGCAATGTTCGATAAATTACCGATTTCTGCGTTCACAACCGACCCAGAGACACCTACACCAGACATGACATTGCATAATTTACAGTTTTGGAACTGTATGGACTATGGTGTAGTGGCAGTTCAGAAGCAATTTATCGGTTCAATGCACTATGAGGTCTATACAAGAGACTTTGGAACGCAAACTGGCACNTATATTTGCACTTTAGACAACTATCATCANGATGTTGACGCAATTGACTACTCAACAAGTGAACAACCTGCCGAACATAAGTCTCATAACCTCTTAGAACTCGATAATGGACAGTTTTGTCTCTATCCGAACAACAGAATGAGGATATATGACAACAGTATCACCCCTGAGACACCTAAGAATCCTGATTTTAAGGTTTCAACCGTGTATTATCAGGTGGAAAACGGTCACGATCGTGATGGATTAGGTTCAGAAGAGAATTATTTCTGGAAAACAGCAAAAGAACGCAACGAAGTTGAAGAAAAAGAGGAAAGATCACCGTTTGACCCAGAAACAGGCGAAATTAATTATGTTGACCACCCAGAATTAGGATGAAAAACGTAAAAAATGCCCATATGGGCAATCATTTACTTGTTGAAGTGTATAATGTACCCTTTGACAAGTTAAATAATGCAAAAAAGATTGAGCAAGTATGCGAAAGTGCCTGTAAAACTGAAGGTTTAGAGGTTCTAAACACATATGTACATCAATTTGACCCTTATGGAGTGACTTGCACTGTAACTTTAGGTGAAAGTCACCTTTCTTGTCATACTTGGCCTGAAAAAGAGTGTGTTGCAATCGATATTTTCACTTGTGGAGCAAAAAATCCACGTTCAGTAGCATGGTGGATACTAAATTACTTCGATTCAGATGACTATAATATGAATGAGCTAAATAGATAGGTATAAATAGATAAAAATAGATCGTTTAATGGCGATAACGAGAATATCAAGAGCATTTAAGGATATTAGTCTGTCTTTTAAAAGACATCCTGTGACGAATGACATCGGTGTGCTTAAAAATGCAGATGCGATTAAAAGATCTGTACGAAATCTAGTACAAACAATTCCAAGTGAAAGATTTTTTAATTCAACACTTGGATCGGATGTAAGAGATAGTCTATTTGAAAATGCACCCGGATTTGTTGACTTTGGTACTGCATCAATTATAGAGAGACAAGTTCAAACTACAATTGAAAACTTTGAACCGAGGATTGATAATTTAGAGATAAATGTTAATCCCCGACCTGATTCAAATGAATTTGAGATCAATGTATTCTTTGATATTATTGGACAAACATTTCCTGCGCAGGAATTTTCATTCATACTTAAAGCAACAAGATAATGCCAGTTACTAAATTCACTAATCTTGACTTTGATCAGATTAAGACACAGATAAAAGACTACTTAAGAGCAAATTCAAACTTTACTGACTTTGATTTTGAAGGATCTAACTTATCGGTTTTAATTGACGCATTAGCATATAATACATATATCTCTTCATTTAACTCAAATCTTGTTGTAAATGAATCTTTTCTTGATTCTGCAACTTTAAGAGAGAATGTTGTATCTTTAGCAAGAAATATAGGTTATGTACCCCGTTCAAAATCGGCAGCAAGAGCATCAATTTCATTTAATGTTACTGCCAACTCTACAAGTTCCTCAATAACACTACAACCAGGCCTAGTGTGTGTAGGTAGATCAAATGACTCAGATNTAGTGTTTTCAGTCTCAGAGAGTATCACAGCAGCTACTACAGTTAATAGTGGCATTGCAACAGCATCNTTTGGATCTGTAACCTCTCCAATTGAAGTTTTAGAAGGAACATTCTTAACATCACAATTNATCGTTGACGGGTCTTTAGAGCAGNGATTTGTATTAGATAACGCAAATATCGATAGTTCATCAATCGTCGCTTATGTTGGGTCTACAGGGGTCTTAGGTAAGCAATACAAAATGATTGATAATATAGTTGGAATCAGTTCAATATCAGACACGTATTTAATTCAGGAAGTTCAGGATGAAAGATATGAACTTCTATTTGGTGATGGTATATTTGGAAGAAAACCAGAGAATGGTGCAGTTATAACTGTTCAATACATTGTCACATCAGGTTCTGAGGGTAATGGGCCTGAGTTCTTTAACTTTGCTGGTAATTTCTTAGGAGATAATGGACAAGTAATTACTCCCTCNACTATTCCAACAATCAATACAATCTCTGCAGCGTCTAATGGAGGCGACATTGAGAGTGTTGATTCGATTAAGTATTTTGCACCTAGACTATATTCATCACAGTACAGGGCGGTTACAGCAAGGGATTATGAATCAATAGTGCAACAAGTATATCCAAACACAGAAAGTGTATCAGTTGTTGGTGGCGAAGAAGTTGACCCACCACAATTTGGAACTGTATTGATAACAATCAAACCAAAAAATGGTGAATTCGTATCGGATTTTGATAAAACACAAATTTTAACAAAGTTAAAAAGTTATTCATTAACAGGTATCAACCAAAAAATAGTTGACTTACAGGTTCTTTATGTTGAAGTTGAATCTTTCATTTATTATGATACAACAAAGATTAGTTCAGTTAACGATTTAAAATCTAAAATAACGTCAGCATTAACAACATATTCAAAATCAGGTGATGTGAATAAGTTTGGTGGTAGATTTAAGTATAGTAAAGTATTGAATGTAGTTGATAATATTGATAAAGCAATTACTTCAAACATTACAAGAATTAGAATTCGTCGTAATTTAAATGCCCTTGTAAATCAGTTTGCTCAATATGAGTTATGTTTTGGTAATCAATTTAATGTTAAACCAGAAGGATTAAATATTAAGAGCACTGGATTTAAAATACAAGGAACAATTGAAACTGTATACTTTACTGATGTGCCTAATGCAGATAAATTAACAGGAACTATTTCAATTGTTAGAAAAAATGCAAGTGGTGAAACAATAGTTGTTGTCAAATCAGCTGGGGTAGTTGATTATGTTCATGGTGAAATAAATTTATCTACAATAAATATTATCTCAACGGACAAACCTAACAATATTGTTGAAGTACAGGCATTCCCTGAATCAAATGATGTGATTGGATTGCAAGATTTATACTTAGATTTTAATGTTCCTAGTAGTCAAATAAATATGGTTAAGGACACAATCACATCAGGAGAACAAATATCCGGTGTTGGTTATAAAGTAACATCAAGTTACTCTAACGGAGAACTTTCAAGAACATGATTGGAACTGGAATAGACAA